TACGCTCACAGTATTCTTCCCAGAGTAGCTGCAGCGTCACGCATTTATTACGCAGTTCCCGGTGTACTGTAGCCCAGTCAGGCAGAGAGTGCTTCTTCATCTTAACCTGGGTCTGAAGGAACGCATGTTTTAGTTTTGTATCATCCCATCCTGTAGGTAAGGGCCACTGCTTTATGCCAAGTTGAGCCGCCCGATTAGCATATCTGGATACAACGGAAGGGGAGATTGCAAGACTACGACCAATTTGTCGATGGCTGAGTCCAACACCGTATTTAAGCCTAAGAATTTCTTTAAGTTTTCTCATAGAAATTGGAACTGTTGGCATAGGTATCCTTTACCGGAATGGCAAAAGATACAGATCAACACACCTGTGAAGTTCCAATAACATTGATGGAGATCACTGAATAACAAAATGAGTCAAAAGTGATCTCCATCGATGTTATTCAGCGATCTGTTCAAATGTTATTACCCGATCTCGATGGAAGTTATTGAGTGATCTCCTTTCATGAAAATACGCAGTGGTCACTTATGCGGATATCAGGGCGAAACAAGCCGAAATTCTGAAAGCTGAGCAGGAATACATTCAGCGGTTGCGGGAACAGCCAAAAGGCTGGTCAGTGTTTATGAAGACTCACTGGAATTGCCAGCTTCACAGTGGCGCGATATTAACGGCAAAGAACGTCCGTATGTTTATATTTTGTGGAATGGGCACAATACAAAACCTGAGGATTTGCGAGTAGAGCTTCAGGATGGTGTCGCATTTGATTTGTGGACTGTCGTTGATGATAACCCTCGTCAGTCTGCAAGCGTGAAGGTTGCGGTAAAGATTGTGTTGCTTGATGGCGATAACATAACGATTTCGGTTAATGGTTATCAGGTCAGAACATTTTCGCACGTAGATTCGCACGCAAAATTTAACGAGGTATGCGAGTTCATCAAAGACAGTATTTTAATGTCGATGAATGATGTGAAATTTGGCAAAGCATCTCTTCCGAAGATAGAGGGCTGGAGCCGAAAATAGTTCGAAAATCTCTGAATCACCAGGCTACGCATTTGCGTGGCCTTTTTTGTATCCGCGCCACGCCCGGCGCACATCAAAAACCACAGAGCCTTTCAGGGGTGAGCTTACGGGATGGTCAGTGTGACTTTCTCTGTGGGCTGGTCACCCCCGGGCGCAGGCTCACCCACTAAAAGGAAAAGTCACGATGTTTGGTATTTTCAAAAAGAAAACCCGCAAGGCCATTACTGAAGTAAAGAAAATGGAGAACCGCGACGCAGTGGAGGCGACCGTCTGGGGTGCGTATTCCATCGCATTCGCCGACGGCACCTGTGATGCGAAAGAAATCGCGGTGCTGGAGAAAACCATTGCAGCACTTCCTGCTTTTGCGCCGTTCTCCGGTGAGATTGCACAAATGAGTGCAAATATCCGCGCCCGTTATGAAGCGTCGCCGCGTTCTGCCAATGCCGAAGCTCTTCGTCAGCTGGCTGATGTTGCCGGTACTGATGATGCAGTTAATGTGCTGTGCCTGTGTCTGGATATCGCTGACCAGGATGGCATTGGTCCGGATGAAGAAGCACAGCTCAAGAAAATTGCTCAGGCGCTGCAGTTGCCGCTGGAGCAGTACCTGTGAAAAGTGCGCGCCTTGTGTTGGCTGCCATCCTGCTGTTTCTGGTGGTGGCGGTGGATTTCACCGGACGGCTGATGTCGGTGCTGGCAGATGGTGTGCTGGTGGCGATGGCGCTGGTTGTGCTCCGGCCTTTACTGCGCAAATCTGAATAACATCACACAAAAGGCATCTGCGGGTGCCTTTGACGGGGTGTTTTTTACGGGCCGCTGGTGGCCCTTTTTTATTTACAGGAGAAAAAAAGTATGTCTGAACCCTTATCCGGTTCCGGCACGGCTGCGGCGCTCGGCGGGGCGACGGTATTCGGGCTGTTTACCGGAACGGATTTCGGGATTGTGTTTGGTGCGTTCGCCGGGGCGTTATTTGTGGCAACAATTCCGCAGGCGCTTTCAGCCTGGCGTGTGGCAGCGCATTTTCTGGTGTCGTTCATTATCGGCGTGCTGGGGGCAGAGGTTCTGGCATCCTGGCTGGTAAAGCACACAGGGTTTGACGGTGCACCTGTCGACGCACTGTGTGCAGTACTGGTGTCAGTGGTGTCGGTGAAGATTCTCTCGTTCATCCACCAGCAGGATATTGCATCACTGGTGTCCGGCCTGTTCTCCCGCCTGCGGGGTGGAGGAGGCGGCAATGTTAAGTAACCTTCCCGGATTACTGAATGTGGCGTTATGCACGGTTATCGTGCTGACGCTCTTTTTTTATCGTCGTCGTGACTCCAGACACAAACCGCTGATGTCATGGCTGGCCTGGCTGCTGATGCTGCTTTATGCCTTTGCGCCCCTCAGCTATCTGTGTGGTCGCCCGTTAGCGGCGAACTGGCTGGCGGTGGGGCTTAATCTGCTGTTCTGCGTGCTGGTGATACGTGCACGCGGGAACGTTTCAAAAATTCTTTCATTCCGGAGGTGAGTATGTCGGGTAAATTCAGATTCAGCCGTCGCAGTGAAAAAAATCTGGAGGGCGTTAAACCACAGCTGGTTGCTGTAGTTCGCCGTGCGCTGGAGCTGACGGAGGTTGATTTCGGTATTACGGAAGGGCTGCGCACGAAAGAACGCCAGAAACAGCTGGTTGCAGAAGGTAAGAGCCGGACCATGAACAGCCGCCACCTGACCGGTGATGCGGTGGATGTTGTGGCCTACATTGGCAGCCAGGTGTCATGGGACTGGCCTCTGTACGAGAAAATCGCGCAGGCATTTAAGCAGGCTGCCGCAGAGCTGGGAACTGCCATCGAATGGGGCGGGGACTGGAAAACACTGAAAGACGGGCCTCACTTTCAGTTGAAACGCTGATAACCAGGTGTGTTATGAGCAGAAAACACTGGACACACAGAATGCCGCGAACGGCGGCGAAATGGGCACTGGTAGTGATACTGGTGCCTTTTTTATTGGTGGGATGCGTCAGCCTGGATAAGGCGCGCCAGCTTTTCGATACGGCTTCTCAGGTCTGCCAGCTTATCGATGGCGTTCGGCAGTGTCTGCAGAACTGATCGCCTGTAAGAGCAGAATATTTTGCTGAAAAATGAAGGGTGCGCCAGCGTCCGGAAAGCATGAAATTCTGTGTTTGTGGCTACTCAATAAAATAAATTCTTTCTGTCGCCGCGAATACTCAAATGTTGATCAGTGCCCGGTGCGGCGACGGGCTTCGATATCAGGAGACGATGATGGAAAAAACAGAAAACAAACCGATTGTAATTGGTGCTGATGCTGCTCCGTTTAAGTTTGAGTTGTCTCAACTGGTGGAGATGCGCATCAGTGATGAATGGGGTGAGGTTAAAGCCCGCGCGCAGTATGCGTATGGCGAAAACCAGTACTTGATCCACTACAAAGCAGCTGATGGTCGCGCCACGACGGAGTGGTTTGGTGAGTCAATGCTGGAAGCAACAGAAGATGATCGCCATCCGGGCTGTCCGGTATTTGCCGGTATGAAATTACCGGAAGGCGCAGTTGTTACTGAGTAACAGGCATTACAGCAGCCCTTCAGTGAGGGGCTGCGATAATGCTTGTTGTAATTAGTTAATAAGAAATGAAAATGCGCCCTGACAAGGGCGCAAAGGCATTACGGATATGGATCTTCTTTTGCATCACCCTGGCCGCTTAAAGCAGTCCATGAGTTTTTCGTATGCTCCTTAACGTTTCTGTTTGGGCAAGGTGGGAGGGATGTATTGGAGGATTTTGTAAAAGTGTATCCGCAATCATCACAGGAGTACGTCCCAGAAGATGTATCACTTCCATATGGAATGCCTGTTTTTTTCATAAAAATATCCTGATTAAAACATCACAACATTGTGACCATACGAACATTGTGGTTTTGTGCGCGTATTTCAATATTGCTTTATTGATATGTGTGTGATTTACCTCACGTTTTACGGGTCCTTTCCAGAATCTGAAACACCGAGGGTCATAGCACGCGCAAAAACGCGCTATTTATGAAAATTTTTCAGGAAAAAGCATGTCGGTACTTCTCGCGCATAACTATTTGTTTTTTCTGACATCACATCAGTAAAAGGTCCGACATGAAAACACCCGAAAAAGGGCATTTTAAGCGTTTTCATGTCGGACCCTGTATTTGATAGAGAAATGTATTGTGAAAGTTAACAAAAAGAAACTTGCTGAAATTTTCAACGTGGATCCGCGAACGATTGAACGCTGGCAGTCTCAGGGGCTATCTTGCGTCTCCGGAGGTAGCAAGGGTGTTGAATCGGTGTTTGATACCGCGATGGCAATTCAGTGGTACGCGCAGAGAGAAACTGATATCGAAAACGAAAAGCTCCGCAAAGAACTGGAAGATTTGCGTGCGGCTGCAGAATCAGATTTACAACCCGGCACCATTGACTATGAACGCTACCGGCTCACCAAAGCACAGGCTGACGCACAGGAGCTGAAAAATGCCCGTGAAGAAGGGCTGGTGCTGGAAACGGAATTGTTTACCTTCATTCTGCAACGTGTGGCACAGGAGATTTCGGGGATACTTGTACGTGTGCCGCTGACATTACAGCGTAAATATCCGGATATTTCACCGTCACACCTTGATGTGGTGAAAACTGAAATCGCGAAAGCCTCCAATGTTGCAGCTAAAGCCGGTGAAAACGTGGGCAGGTGGATAGATGATTTCAGACGCACAGAAGGCAGCTAATGCAGCCGGTGCGATAGCTACAGGGCTTTTATCTCTCAATATTCCGGTTCCACTGACGACGGTTCAGTGGGCTGATCAACATTATTATCTGCCGAAAGAATCTTCATACACTCCCGGACAATGGGAAACCCTGCCGTTTCAGGTTGCCATTATGAACAGCATGGGAAATGACCGGATCCGCACCGTTAATCTGATTAAATCGGCGCGCGTTGGTTACACCAAAATGCTGTTGGGGGTGGAGGCTTATTTTATTGAGCATAAATCCCGTAACAGTCTGCTTTTTCAGCCAACAGATTCTGCGGCAGAAGATTTCATGAAATCTCATGTTGAGCCAACGATCAGGGATGTCCCTGCATTGCTGGAGCTGGCTCCATGGTTCGGAAGAAAGCACCGCGATAATACACTCACCCTGAAGCGTTTTTCCTCCGGTGTGGGGTTCTGGTGCCTGGGCGGTGCCGCAGCTAAAAACTACCGTGAAAAATCTGTGGATGTGGTCTGCTATGACGAACTCTCCTCGTTTGAACCGGATGTGGAAAAAGAAGGCTCGCCGACGCTGCTTGGCGATAAACGTATCGAAGGCTCGGTATGGCCTAAATCCATACGTGGCTCAACGCCGAAAATTAAAGGCTCCTGTCAGATTGAGAAAGCCGCGAATGAATCTGCGCATTTCATGCGGTTTTATGTCCCTTGCCCTCATTGCGGGGAGGCCCAGTATCTGAAGTTTGGCGATGATGCGACGCCGTCTGGCCTGAAATGGGAGAAGGGTAAACCGGAAACGGTGTATTACCTGTGTGAACATAATGGCTGTGTGATCCGGCAGTCGGAACTTGACCAGACCGACGGACGCTGGATTTGTGACAATACCGGGATGTGGACGCGCGACGGCCTGGCATTTTACAGCGCCGGTGATGAGGAGATACCGCCACCGCGCTCAATCACGTACCACGTGTGGACAGCGTACAGTCCGTTCACCACCTGGGTGCAGATTGTCTACGACTGGCTGGATGCGCTGAAGGATCCGAACGGCGTCAAGACGTTTATTAACACCACGCTCGGGGAGCCCTATGAAGAGGCTGTGGCAGAAAAGCTGAGTTTTGAGTTGTTACTGGAAAAGGTCTGCCACTATGGTGCGCAGGTTCCCCTGCGGGTGGTTTACCTGACCGCAGGGATCGACTCCCAGAAAGATCGCTATGAAATTTATGTCTGGGGCTGGGCTCCCGGCGAAGAAGCCTTTCTGATTGATAAGCAAATTATCATGGGGCGACCGGAAGACGAGGACACCCTTAAACGTGTTGATACGGTGATCCGGAAAAAATATCGTCATGCTGACGGTACTGAAATTTCCATTTCCCGTGTCTGCTGGGATACCGGTGGTATCGACCAGGACATTGTGTATCAGCGTTCAAGGAAACACGGCACTTTTTTTGTGCTTCCCATAAAAGGGGCATCGGTGTACGGCAAGCCGGTGATCACCATGCCCAAAAAGCGCAACCAGCGTGGTGTGTTTTTGTGTGAGGTGGGCTCAGATACCGTCAAGGAAATGCTGTACGCCCGTTTTGCCCTGCCAGTGGTCTCTGCCAGTGAAGCCGCCCCGTACACCTTCCGTTTTCCGGATAACCCCGACATTTTTTCGGAAGAAGAGGCGCGTCAGATCGTGGCGGAAGAGCTGGTGGAGAAGGTGGTTAATGGCAGGGTGAAACTGCTGTGGGATAAAAAAGGACGACGCAACGAAGCCCTCGACTGCCTGGTATATGCCTATGCTGCCCTGCGTATTTCAGTTCAGCGGTGGCAGCTGGATCTTGAAGCACTGGCCCGTGCCAGAAGAGATGAGCAGGACGACGATGAGATGAGTCTGGAAGAAATCGCGGCTGCACTGAGTGGAGGATAAAGAATGGTTTATACGCATGAAATGCTTTGTGATGCCCGTCGGGCATTACATGAACTGATGATCGGACGTGCTGTGGTTTCCGTCAGCAAGGACGGGCGTCAGGTTCAGTATTCGCGGGCGACGATTGGTGAACTGCGTCAGTATATTGAAGAGCTGGAAAGTGCGCTGGGTGTATCCGGACGGCGTCGCGGCCCGGCAGGAGTGGGGCTGTGAACGGGGAACTGGTGGATCTTCACGGGCAGCCACTGCGGCAGAGTATGGGGTATTCCGGAGGGGGTACCGGATTTGGCGGGCAGCTTGCGGAATGGCTGCCTGCACCGGAAAGTGCCGACGTGGCGCTCTTACCTTCCATTCAGCTGGGTAACGCCCGTGCGGATGATCTGGTCCGCAATAACGGTATTGCCGCAAACGCCGTTGAAATTCATAAAGACCATATCGTCGGACACATGTTTCGTCTGAGTTACCGGCCCAACTGGCGCTGGCTGGGGATGTCGGAAGCCGATTCACATGTCTTTATTGAAGATGTTGAGGCAGCGTGGATGGAATTCTGCGATCCGGTGTTTGGTTCGATGGATGTGGAGGGGCGTCGCTCGTTTACCGAATTTATTCGTGAAGGGGTGGGCGTTCATACATTTAACGGTGAAATTTTTGTCCAGCCCGTATGGGATACGGAATCCACGTCATTATTCCGGACGAAATTCAAGACCATCAGCCCGAAACGTGTCAGTACACCCGGTTATGGTACCGGCGATCGTTTTATGCGTGCCGGGGTGGAAATCAACCGGTACGGAAAAGCACTGGCCTACCATGTTCAGGAAGATGACTGGCCCGGTTACGGTGTCAGCAACTGGACGCGGATTGCGGCGACGCTGCCCTCCGGGCGACCGGGAATGATCCATGTGTTTCAGCCGCAGGAGGACGGGCAGACGCGCGGGGCCAACCAGTTTTATTCTGTCATGGAGCGTCTCAAGATGCTCGACACACTGCAGGCCACGCAACTGCAGTCGGCGGTGGTGCGGGCGATGTATGCCGCGACGATTGAATCCACGCTGGATTCGGAAAAAGCATTTGAATATATCGCCGGGGTGGGAGATGGCGGTAAAAATCCCCTGAACACCATCATGAAAGGCTACGCGCGTTATTACGCCACCAATACGGTAAAGCTGGGTGGGGTCCGTATTCCGCATCTTTATCCGGGGGATTCACTGAATCTGCAGACAGCGCAGAATGCAGATAATGGTTTCTCTGAACTGGAAAAGGCGCTGTTACGTTACATCGCTGCCGGACTGGGGGTGTCCTATGAACAGCTTTCCCGTGATTATTCACAGGTCAGTTATTCCAGTGCCAGGGCATCCGCCAATGAGTCGTGGCGGTATTTTATGGGCAAACGAAAATTTGTGGCCAGTCGACTGGCATCACAGATGTTTGCCTGCTGGCTGGAGGAAGCCCTTATTCGCGGTGTGATCCGCCCGCCGAAATCCCGTTTTTCATTCTGGGAGGCCCGTTCCGGATGGTGTCGTGCCGAGTGGATTGGTGCCGGTCGCATGGCGATTGATGGCCTTAAGGAAGTGCAGGAAGCGGTGATGCGTATTGAAGGTGGTTTAAGCACGTACGAGAAAGAGCTGGCCCTGATGGGCGATGACTATCAGGAGATTTTCCGTCAGCAACTGCGTGAAAGCCAGGAGCGACAGGCAGCGGGTCTTCCCCGCCCCATCTGGATAAAGGACACGTTTCAGCAGCAGATCCGACAGACAACGGGAGAAAAAGGCGATGCGTCGTAATTTATCGCATATTGCCGCCATGGCATTTAATGAGCCGCTTTTACTGGAACCCGCCTATGCGCGGGTTTTCTTTTGCGCGCTGGGTAAAGAGATAGGGGCCGGCAGCCTTGCCGTTCCTCAGCAGGCTGTTCAGCTTGATGCTGATGGTATGCAACTGGCGGTGACTGACTATATGGCGGGCGGTCAGCGTCCGGCAAAGAGTTACCAGGTGAAGAATGGCATTGCCATTCTGCCGGTGAGCGGCACGCTGGTGCATAAACTGGGTACCCTGCGGCCTTACTCCGGCATGACAGGCTATGACGGTCTGACTGCTCGTCTTCAGATGGCGGTGAATGATCCGGATGTGCGCGGCATTTTGCTGGATATCGACAGCCCGGGCGGTCAGGCTGCCGGGGCGTTTGACTGTGCTGACATGATTTACCGTCTGCGGGAACAGAAGCCCGTGTGGGCGCTGTGTAATGACATGGCCTGTTCAGCCGCCATGTTGCTGGCGGCAGCCTGTACCCGTCGGCTGGTCACGCAGACGGCAAAAATTGGTTCGATTGGCGTGATGATGGCGCACACCAGTTATGAGAAACAACTGGCACAGGAAGGGGTGGACATCACGCTGATTTACTCCGGGCAGCACAAGGTTGACGGCAACAGTATTCAGGCATTGCCGGCAGGTGTGCGTGCAGATTTTCAGCGCCGTATTGATGAGGCCCGCCGGATGTTTGTCGACAAGGTGGCGCTTTATACGGGGCTGAGTTCAGAGGCAGTGATGAATACCGAGGCTGCCGTTTATGACGGTCAGGCAGGCATTGATGCAGGCCTGGCTGATCAACTGATTAATGCTGCAGATGCCGTTGAAGTGATGGTTTCTGCACTGAATGACTCTGTTACGAAGGAGAATGCAATGACTGTTAAAAATCTCACCGTTGCTGAAGCGGTGGCCCAGGAAAATCAGCGCGTGATGGGGATCCTGAATTGTCAGGAGGCGAAAGGGCGCGAGCAACTGGCGCAAATGCTGGCAGGTCAACCTGGAATGACGGTTGAGCAGGCGAAAACGTTGCTGGCTGCTGCGCCGGTTGCCGGTACTGACAGCACGGGTGATCAGATTATGGCGCTGCCGGAAGCAAAGGGGCGTGAACAACTGGCACAGATGCTGGCAGGTCAACCGGGGATGACGGTGGCGCAGGCGAAAGCGTTTCTGGCGGCAGCCCCTGCTGCCGGTGCTGCAGGCGCAGGCGATCAGATTATGGCGTTACCGGAAGCAAAAGGGCGTGAACAACTCGCGCAGGCGCTGGCTGAACAGCCGGGAATGACCGTTGACCAGGCCAAAACGTTACTGGCGGCGGCACCGGTTGCGGGCTCTGCAAGTGTCGGCGATCAGATTATGGCGCTGCCGGAGGCGAAAGGGCGCGAACAACTTGCACAGGCACTGACAGAACAGCCAGGAATGACGGTGGCGCAGGCGAAAACGCTGCTGGCAGCCGCGCCGGCGGCATCGCAACCGTCACAGGAAACACTTTTTGATCGCTTTATGGCACAGCATGCTGCCAGTGCGGTTTCCGGTGGCGGAACTGCCGGGCGCGGGGAGGAAGACCTGCTGATGAGTATGCCGTAAGCGATATCCGGAATTCAGATAAATCAGGAGGCTGAAAAATGATTAAAACCACCACGGAAAAGCGCGCGGATGTGCACATTTTTGCCGGAAACGATCCGGCGCATACCGCAAAAGCCACCAGTGGTATCAGTGCCGCCATGCCTGCACTGACGCCACTGATGCTGGATGACGCCACCGGTAAACTGGTGGCATGGGATGGTCAGAAAGCCGGAACGGCAGTGGGCGTGCTGGCTCTGGCGCTTACCGGGACCGAGTCCATGCTGACGTACTACAAAAGCGGTACATTTGCCACTGAGTCGCTGGTCTGGCCTGATTCTGTGGATGCGGTGAAAAAAGCCAACGCATTTGTGGGAAGTGCCATCAGCCACGCCTGATGGTGAAGTGATTGACTGAAAAAACGGGTCGCGATGCGGCCCGTTTGTGTTTCTGAAGGAAAATAAATTATGGGGTTATTTACCACGCGTCAGTTACTCGGGTACACCGAGCAGAAAGTGAAATTTCGTGCGCTGTTTCTGGAGCTGTTCTTTCGTCGCACGATCACTTTCCATACTCAGGAAGTCATGCTGGATAAAATTACCGGCAAAACACCGGTTGCGGCGTATGTGTCTCCGGTGGTGTCAGGCAAAGTGCTGCGCAGCCGTGGTGGTGAAACCCGCGTGTTACGTCCCGGTTATGTAAAACCAAAACACCGCTTTGATTATCAGCAGGCAGTGGAACGTCTTCCGGGGGAAGATCCGTCCCGTCTTAATGACCCGGCCTACCGCCGCCTGCGTATTCTGACGGACAACCTGAAACAGGAAGAGCAGGCGATTGTGCAGGTGGAAGAAATGCAGGCGGTCAGTGCCGTTCTGCAGGGTAAATACACCATGAGCGGCGAGCAGTTTGAGACAGTGGAAGTGGATTTTGGGCGTTCTGCCGCCAATAACATTACGCAGGCTGGCGGACGCGAATGGTCAAAGCAGAATGCTGACACCTTTGATCCGACGCATGATCTGGATGCGTACTGCGATTTTGCTTCCGGCACCATCAATATCGCGATTATGGACGGCACGGTCTGGCGTATGCTGAACGGTTTTAAACTGTTCCGTGAAAAACTGGATACCCGCCGTGGCTCCAAATCTGAGCTGGAAACGGCACTGAAAGACCTGGGTTCCGTGGTTTCCTTTAAGGGCTGGTACGGCGATCTGGCTGTCGTGGTGGCGAAGACAACGTATGTTGACGAAAACGGGGATGAACAGCGTTATCTGCCGGAAGGTACACTGATTCTGGGAAACACTCAGGCGGAGGGCGTCCGTTGCTATGGCGCAATCCAGGATAATCAGGCGCTGAGTGAAGGGATCACCTCTGCGATTCGTTATCCGAAACACTGGGAGGAAGTGGGGGATCCTGGTTGCGAATATACCATGACGCAGTCTGCGCCGTTGATGGTGCTGCCGGATCCGGATGCGTTTGTGGTGGTTCAGGTGAAATAAGACGGGGCGGGATATACCCGCCTTTTTCTTTATCGCACGGGAGAGATGTGATGACAAAAGAGCAGATGACGGAACGCCTTCAGGCGCTGGCAGTGATTCTGGGGCGTGAAGCAGATATTTCAGGTTCAAAAGCCGATCTTGAGCAGCGTCTGGCGGAATGGGAGGAGGAGGCCGCTGGATTCGATGGGGAGGAGACGGGGAAGGAAGAGGTGGGCAACGATGCATCCGGCGACGGAATGCATTCTGAGCAGGGACTCGCCCGGGTGCGTATGCTGAAAACGGCGCATATGCCAGCCTGTGATGCTGTGACGGGAAAAATGTTGATGTTTGCCCGGGCCTTCAGTGTTGTGCTGGTTAATGAAGCCACAGTTCCCGCGTTGCTGGCAGACGGTCTGGCAGAAAAAATCCGGGAGTGATGATGTTCAATAATCTGTTCGATCAGGCCATGAGTGATGCGGATGACATCATCCTGGATACGATGGGGACGGAAATCAGCATATATCCGGGCGGCACGGAAAGAAAAATCCGTGCCGTTTTTGATGCCCCGGCAGATAACACCGGGATTAACACTGGCAGCGGCGAAATTCGTGATACTGCGCCCGTGTTATTTACCCGGAGCGCATGGGCCGCCGGTCTGAAAAAATATGACAGGGTCATGATCCACGGCGAACCCTATCAGGTAGTCGATCCCGGCTGGGATGAGTCAGGCACTGCGGGTCAGGGGGTGATTACCATCACCCTTGCGCGTGGAGAGCCGGGGAGAAATACACCTGCTGCCCCTGTCCGACCGAGTAAACGTTATGGCAGTCAGAGAGCATGAACGAAGCAGTGCCCGGCAGCGACGGCTGGCACGAAACCTCGTCGTCGATATTGATGAAGATGAGGTGCTGAAAATTATCGCTAAACTGGGTGGGTCAAAAAGTCAGATCCGTAAAGCCTGGGGCGTGGCGCTGAAAAGAGCCGCGTCTGCACTGCGGATGAAGGCTATGGTAGAGTTTAAAAAACAGGTTGCCCCACGCAGTCAGAAAATGATCAAAAAGCGTGTTCTGCATAATTTTATCATTCGTCGTAACGGTGATGAGTTTGATGAGGCGAAGGTATGGTTCGGTCTGAACGCCATCAAAGTACGCGATCTGCGCGGACGCATCAGTGGGGGACGATGCGGCGAACGCCATCAGTTGCGCGATGAGCGGGGGCGTTTTGCACCAGCTTCTCACCGCAGGAAGGCACGGGAGATCCGTTTTAAACCTGCCGGGGAATCCCTGCCTGTCAGCACCTGGTCAACGGATGATGCCTTTATCAACCAGTTCGAAGCGGAAAATCGTAACGGACGTATATCAAAAAGGAAAACGATACTGATCCGACAGACATCCGGACGACGGAGGGTGCGTGAAGCGGAAATTGATATTTATGAAGCCATGCTGAACCGTATAGAGGATTTTGTTTTTCCGGATGCGGAAGTACTGATCCTGAAAAATTTTGAGCATGAACTGAAATTCCGGGTATTTAAGGGGCTGGAGTGATGGAGCCATTGATGATGGGCGCCTGGCATCAGGCGGTGATTGACAGTCTGAAACAAATTCCCTGGGTGGAAGATGCCGATGAGTACCCGGAAAAAGTGACGCAACTGGTGACGCCTGCTGTGTTTGTGGATGTACCGGGCTGGGACAAGGCTCATTTTGCCGACGGGCAAACGCGGGTCACGCTGAAATGTGATCTGTTTGTGGTGACAGACCGGGCCGGGAAGACGGAAAACGTGCCAAAACCGCAGATTTTTGCCCGTTGTCTCGCGATGGATTTATCTGACTGGATTGAGGGAGCCACGTTCGGGCTGGATAACGTTGATCCGGCGGTTTTTATCGATGCTGAGGTGGATACCTTCGACCGGCTGCTGGACGACTACATCGTTTTCCGTGTCTCTTTTGAACAGGACATTCCGGTCGGCGAAGATCCGTTTGCGGTTCCGGCAGGTGCGCCGTTACAGGAAGTCTGGCTGGGTAAAGTACCGGAAACCGGCAAGAGACATGAGCAGGATTATCGTCTTATCTGGAAATCGGAGGGCACCGGTGATGAGTCTGGCGGATGAAGTGGCAGAGTTACGCCGCAGGGTGGCGGACATGGTCCGTCGCGGCGTGGTGGACGAGGTGATCCCGGGTAGCCCGGTGATGGTTCGGGTGGATATCGGGGATGTGCTTTCGCCTCCGTTGCCCTGGATTCAGGTACAGTCCGGGCGCTACATGCAGGTCAGTAATTATCCGTCCCCCGGAGATGCCGTTACAGTGATATCGGAGGCGGGCGATCTGCGTAACGGTCGGGTGTATCCGGGGCCCAATATTGACGCCATTCCTGTCCCTGAGGGCAGTGAATACGAACATGTTATTTTGTTTGATACCGGAACGGAAATCCGTTACGACCGTCAGGCTAATGTCCTGTCCATCACGCTGGCTGAAGGCGGCAGCTATAAAATTACAGGCAGGGGAACCCTGGACGGTCCGGTAGAAATCACAGATACCCTGACCGTACAGGGTAAAGCAACCATGAATGCTGAGGCGGTGGTTAAGGCGGATCTGATGGTCGGTGGTGAGGTTTCTGATTATCACGGAACGATGAGTCAAATCAGAATTGTCTATAACGGTCACAATCACCGGGGCGACAGTGGTGGCAGCACCGGACAGCCTGGTCAGCAAATGTAATCCCCTTTCAGTTCTTTTTCCGGAATAAACAACATGATTGGTATTGATTCAGCCACCGGCAGATATCTGCACGGTAACGAACATCTGCGCCAGTCCGTCACTGATATTTTGTCAACACCGGTCGGCAGCCGGGTCCTGCTCAGGGAATACGGCAGCAGACTTTTCAGTCTGCTTGATAACCCACAGGATGATTTCACGCGGGTGAGAATTGTCCGTGAAACGGTAACCGCCCTTGAACGCTGGGAACCCCGTCTGACTCTCCGGCGGGTGGAAGTGACGTGGACAGGAGAAGGAAGTGCGTGGCTGACGCTTGTCGGGGTGAATAACGAAACTCAGGACACGATTCGACTCGAGGAGATAAAAATTGGCAACGTCTCAGGCAATTATTGATCTGTCCGCGATACCAGTACCGGATGCGGTGGAGGTGCCGGACACCGCTGTGCTGGTCACTCAGATAGTGGCGAAGTATCAGGAGCTGGATACGTTGTTTTCGGCTCTGGTGGAATCTGATCCCGCGTATAAATGGGCAGAGGCGCTGGCTTATCGGGTGGCGCTGATGCGCCAGCAGATAAATGATGCTGTCCGTGCTGTACTGCTTGCCAGTGCCGGTGGGAACGATCTGGATCAGGTTGGCGCGAATTATCAGGTTCAGCGGCTGGTTATTACCCCGGCAGACGACAGCACCATTCCGCCCACGCCGGCGGTGTATGAAGATGATGACGCTTTTCGCGAACGTATCCAGTTGTCATGGGCACGGCTCAGCACCGCCGGCGCGAAAAATGCGTATCACTATTTTGCACAAAGTGCTGATCCTGATGTGCTGGATGTGAAGGCTTACGGACCGGAAACACATTCGCAGGAAGGCCGGGTTTTTCTTTATGTGTTATCCCGCTCCGGAAATGGCACTGCATCACAACCCCTGCTGGATAAGGTGGCAGCATCAGTCTGTGATGATGAAACCCGTCCCCTGACGGATTTTGTCAGTGTCCGGACGGCAGAAATTATTCCCTACGATGTGGTGGCGGATATTCATATTCCCTACGGACTGGATGGTGAACTGGTTATGGCAAATGCCCGCAAGGCGCTGCAGTCATACACTGACAGCGTCCACCGGATTGGCTCGGTGGCATCCCGTTCTGGCATGGATGGTGCCCTTCACCAGACCGGGGTGATTACGGTGAATCTGACCTCTCCGGGCAGTGATATCGTTCCTGCGATGGGGCAGGCACCGTGGTGCCGTAAGATAACGCTGAATAAGGTGGAGACAACTGATGAATGACGATATCAGGAGCATACTGCCGGTCAGTGCCAGTCTGGCAGAGCGGGTGGTGGACTGTGTCGCCGGAGATATGCTGTCAGACATAGCGGTCTGCCTGATCCGCTATGTGAAAAATCCCGATTTATGTCCTGCTGAATTGCTGCCATGGCTGGCCTGGGAAATGGCGGTGGATACCTGGAATGAACACTGGACGGAGACGGAAAAAAGGTCTGCGATAAAACGTGCTGCTTACATCCACCGCCACAGAGGGACTAAAGCGGCGCTGATGGCATCGCTGGCTGACAGTCCCTTCCGATCGCAGATTGTTGAGTGGTATGAGCAGACCCCACCCGGGGAGCCGTATACCTTCCGTCTGAACGTGGAGCAGAAGGATTTACCGGTGCTGATGAATGATCATCAGGATCTGAAGCATGCGGTGCTCCGTGCCAAAAATCTGCGCAGCTGGTTCAGTATTCACGTTTACGGGAACAGCACAGGGCGTGGATTTGGTTACGGCTATGTGATGGCGACAGAAAAAATCAGAAGTACCGGTGTGACAACAAAGACAGTGCCCACAGGCGGGCAGAGTGAGGCAGGTGTATGAATGGACTGATTCTGACAACGTCCGGCGCTGCAGAAATTGAAGCAGCATATCAGAACGGGCAAACCGTGACCGTCCGGCATGTTCTGCTTGGTGACGGGGGCGGGCGGGCATTGCCATCCACGCCGGATGAAATGGCAGCAATGACATCGTTGTACGGCGAATTCGGGCAGGAACCCTTTTCCGACGGTGCGGTGGAGGAGGGCTTCATCAGCGGGGATATTGTGATTGACTGTAAATCATACCCCGGTAAAACCCTTCGAGAACTGGGGATGATCAGCGACAGAGGTACGCTTATCGCGTACGGACGTTATCCGGACACCTTTTTACCAGACCAGACGGACTCCGTTATCAAGGAAGTTATTCTGACGCTGGTTCTTGGGCTGACGCACGCACAAAACGTGGTGCTGGAAGTTGATCCGGACAGGGCCATTATTACTCAGGAAATCGGAGACAGACGCTATCTGCAACGAAAAAAGAATCTTTCGGATGTGGAAGACAAGGATGAGGCTGTTGAAAACCTCGGATTAAAACCCACGGTGGACAAGGCAAAAAATGCCGTTCAGCGTGATGGCGACACCATGACAGGAAAGCTGACGCTGCCCCAGACCTCCGGATTTGGTGTTAACACTGACAATACCCTGGGAGGTAACTCAATTGCTTTCGGGGATAACGATACAGGTATAAAACAAAACGGCGACGGCATTCTGGATGTTTATGCGAATGGACAGCATGTATTTCGTTTCCAGAATGGTGTGGCGATAGCGTTAAAAAATATTCAGGCCGGAAATGCTAAAAAATTCACGTTATCCAGCGCCAACAACTCCACGAAAAACGCAACGTTTAATTTATGGGGTAATTCATCCCGACCTGTAGTTGCAGAGCTTGGTGATGATTCCGGCTGGCATTTTTACAGCCAGAGAAATACCGATGGCAGTATCACATTCGCTGTAAACGGACAGATGACCCCATCAAACTATGGAAATTTCGATGCCCGTTATCAGCAGCGAAATGGCGGCGTGCAGGATGTGCGTTATGGTTCCGAAATGTATTACAACCCGGGAGGTAACCAGGTATCCTGGACATTTCGCTCACCTTCAGGCCACGGGTTATCCGGTATTAATGTGCAGGAAACCGGAAGTAATTCGGCAGATAACATCGGCGGCGTGTATTACCGTCCGCTTCAGAAACTGATCAACGGCACCTGGTATAACGTGGCGAGTGTTTAACAATGTTGCATTTAAAAAATATTACTGCGGGCAATCCAAAAACCGCAGAACAATATCAGATGACAAAAAAATATGATGTTACCTGGCTTTTTTCGGAAGACGACAAAAACTGGTATGAAGAACTGAAGAATTTCGCCAGCGACACAATAAAAATAGCTTACACCGGAGACGGGCGCGTGGTGTGGGTCGGTAAGGATGTGACAGGTATTGAACCCCGTAACGCCAGTGTTATTGAAGTTCCTGATATTACCGCTAACCGCCGCATTACCGCACCGGGTTACTGGTTCTACCGCAATGATGAATTTGTTTTTGACTACAAACTTAAAGCGGAAGATGAGCGTGATGCACTGTTAAAACAGGTCAGCATCATGACCAGCGAATGGGGAAAAGACCTGCTGCTGGGATTAATCAGTGACGAAGACAGGGAGAAACTGAAAGCGTACCGCATTTACGCGAAATCGCTGCAGGCGATGGATTTCAGCGCTATTACGGATAAGACCACTTACAACAATATTAGCTGGCCTGAGCAGCCACAAAATACCTGAAAAAGAAGTTAATCATCTGACCGCCTGAGGGCGGTTTTTTTATGGGAGAAATGTATGTCCGGATTACATGGTGTTGAAACCATTGAACTGACGACAGGCACGGTTGCCGTGCAGACCATCTCCACGGCAGTGATTGGCCTGGTGGGGACAGCGCCGGACGCCTCTGGTGGTGTATGCGCTTCCGGCACAGCCGGCTCCTGGCTGCTGGGAACGGCGCTGGATTTCACGGCGAAACAGGAAGGTCGGGCCGGTAATAAGATTTCGGTTGTTGCTGTGGCTGCCACAGAACAAAACGCGCAGACAGTGGCCTCGCTGAAAGGTACGACCCTGACGATAACACTGGGGACGGACGAACACAGCCAGGTTAACGCCAAGGCGGACCGTGTGACTGAAGTGGTGAATGCGCTGGGGGATTCGCCTGTGACGGCGGCTGTCAGCACCCTGAATGCAGGAAGTGCTGAAAATAATGTGGTGTTGCCGTTCAGCCTGACGTTATCCGGCGGAGAAGATGAGGCGTTCCCGGTCAATACACCAGTGGTGGTGGCAGGGGCCATTACTCAGGCAGGGAAACTGGGCACAGCCGGAACATTATACCCGGCCCTGCGAGATATTTTTGACCAGACTGGTGCGCTGGTGATTGTGGTGCGCGCAGAAAGTAAAACAAAGGCGAAAGAGGCTGAACAGCGTGTGGCGGTGATTCAGGCCATGGAGGCGCTGACAGAAAGTAAGGGCGTGACAGGCTATCAACCGCGCATCCTCATTGCCACGGGGTACAGTGAGGATGATGGCGTGGCAAAGGCGCTGGAAACGTATGCCGCGAAGCTGCGGGCTGTGGCCTATATTGACTCGCCCTCAATGGCAACGCCGCAGGATGTGGTCCAGCGGCGCGCGTCATTTGGTGGGCGTGTGGAGCTGCTGCGTCCGCGCGTGTCAGTGACGGATGACAGCGGGCAAACGATATTTCGTCCATATTCGGCTCGTGCTGCCGGGCTGCGTGCCCGTATTGATTACGAAAAAGGGTGGTGGTGGTCCAAATCAAACCAGGACGTGATGAATATCACCGGTCTGGAGCAGGTGGATACGTTTATTCTCGGGGAGCAGAACTGCACGGCAAACCTGCTGAACATGGAAAATATCTCCACCATTATTCGCCATGACGGTTTTAAACACTGGGGTAACCGTCTGTGCACATCCCACAGTCAGTGGCGTTTTGAGCCGGTACGCCGCACTGCAGATGTGATTGAGGACAGCATCCAGGAGGCCATGCTGCCTTATGTCGATCGTCCGCTTGATCGGGATGTGGCAGACGACATTCTTGGCAGCATTAATGCCTATATGCGTCAGCTTAAAAATCTGGGCGCGATCCACGGTGGCAGTGCATGGCTGAACGATGAACTGAACACTGCAGAAACCCTGGCGGCAGGGCAGTTGTATATCGATTATGACTTTGGGCCGAAGTCACCACTGGAGCGCCTGACACTGCGGGCAATGATTAACAATAAACTGGCGCTGGAGGAACTGACGGTATGATGACGGGTGAAAAAAAACTGTTGCGCGCATGGGCGTTATTTCTTCCTGGCGGGATCCGCCTTCAGGGGGCACATGAATACACGCCACCTGCCATTAATATCACGACAGTGGATATCAAAACCGGCGCAATGGATGCACCGGTGGCAGTGGATGACGGCATGGCAGCGCTGACCTGTTCGTTTAAGATTTATGGTTATGATGTTGCCATGCTTACGCTGCTGGGATTACAGGCCGGGCTTTATTCGCCGGAGATCGTTGTCCGCCAGGCTTACCAGGTGGGGAATGCGACCAGCGGACAGGTGGAAACCCTGCAGGGGATGATCACCAGTATCACGCCGGATGCACGTCCCGCAACGTCACAGGCAGAGGCTTCGGTGACGGTGGAAATGTCACTGAGTTATTACCGTCAGGCTGTTGACGGTGTGGAAACCATCTGCATTATTCCGGAGGAATTTGTGCGCCGTATTAACGGCGTTAATGTTCTGGCGGATCTGAAAAAAATCATCCGGGTTTAATCCGGGGATCCTGTCATTCAGGCGGCTCAGGCCGCCTTTTCTTTTTAAAGGAGATGCTTATGTCGGAAAAAAACAGTGTTCCTGCCAGCAGCGTGGAAATTGTGTTATCCGTGCCGTATGTCACCGCATCAGGACAGACGATCACGCACGTCACTATGCGTGCGCCCACTGTCCGCGATCGTCTGTTGCATCGCCGGAGTAACAAACCGGAAGCAGAGGCTGATCTGGATATGATTGCCGGTCTGTGTGGGATGGACGCGGCAGACATGATGAACATGGAAGCGTGTGATTACCTGGCCCTGGAGCGTCAGTTTAATGTTTTTTTGCTGCCGCCGGTCCGGCGGAAGAAGAAAGCATCCTGACAGCGATACGGCGTGCCGGTGCCTGGTTCGGGTGGTCTCCCGGAGATGTGATGGCGCTGCCGTATACGGATTTTGTGGCAATGATGCTGGCGGAGTCGGAAGAGAGGAAGCGATGTTATGGCAACGGTGGGCGATAACCTTAAAGCGAATATCCGGATCGGAGGCACGATAGATCCGTCGTGGAAAAAATCGGTTGATGGGTTGAAGCACGGATTATCAGGGGCAACACAGGAAGTGGCTCGTCTGACACGCCAGCAGGACGTACTGAAACGAAAAATTCAGGCTGGCGTTCTGGCTGGACAGGATATTACTGATCTGCGAAAGCAGTATGAAAAGCTGGGTAAAAAAATTCATGATGCCACCGGAGAGCAGGACAAATTTAACCGTAAGCTGGCGCGCGCGGAACGTCTGGCTCGCTGGAAAGGGTGGGCCGGGACCGTTCTTAAGACCGGGCTGGGGCTTTCGGTTGGTTCCGGGCTTACGCTGGCAGCAGGTGCAAGTGCGGTACTGAACCGGAATTCGGAAACAGCAGAGCGTGCAGGGATAGCGCGGAGCTACGGGGTGGACTATGAAACCTATGCGGCGTGGGATTCACTGGGCCGTCAGATGGGGTTAAACGGTGAAAACATCGGTGATCTGTTTGAGGAATACCGGAACAAGGTTTTTGACGATGATAATGGTGCCACGGACAAAGGAGCCATTCAGGAGGTATTCGGTAAACTGGGGCTGAAAGCGGGCGTAATGGCCGGAAAAAGTAACCAGGAGCAGGTCGAATTTTTATTTGATCGCTTACTGCAGGTAGAGAATGAACAGGTGGCAGCCGGGATGGCAGATGCGTTGTTCGGTGGTGAGGCCAATAAAATTCTGACCTGGATGCGTCTGTCAGGGAAAACTTACCGGGAGCTTATCAGTGAGCAGAAACGCTATAACCTGGTGACAAAGGCAGGGGCTGATGGCGCAGTTCAGGGACATGTGGCACTGTCAAATCTCCGTAATGTTCTGAGTTCTTCCATTGATGAAATCAGCGGGCAGCTGGGTAATGAACTTGCCCCACATATTCAACAGGTGACGGATGACCTTGCGGCCTGGTTTAAGAATGGTGGGCTGGAAAAAATCCGGGCATTTATTCGTGATGATGCCCTGCCGGCGCTGATCGACATGGCTGCCTGGATGTGGAAATTTGGAAAAGTTCTTGCCGGAATTACACAAAAAGCCATTGAGTGGGGGCTGGCGGATGATCCGCGAGAGGACCGACGGGAAGTGCTGGAGTATCTGGCAAAAATGGGGTCGCCGGAGCTGGCGAGAGCAGTGGCGCAGAAAAACGGTCAGGGTGAATGGTTTGATGAACTGCTCAGGCAAAATCCTGACCTGACAAAACAGGTTGTACAGGCCTATAAAGACACCCGCGGTTATCTCCCCTGGAATCATGACGATAAAAAGTTTGATGCATTTCTCGACCCTCTGCTGGGGCCGAAAGAAGAACCTGATTTTAAGGCGATAAAAGAGAAATCCCGCACCTATATTGACGGACTTCCTGCAGCAGTTCAGGGGCAGGGTAATTCGGATCCTCTCTCGGCTCTTCAGTCTACCCCCGGCAGTGTCAGCCAGGTGGAAGTAAAACCCACCTATCAGATACGGGCGGAATTTAACATCACTCAGAAGCCTGGCGAGGATGCCGGACAACTGGCTGACAGGGTAACGAAAAATCTGGGAGATATTCATTTTGGTCAGCGTTCCCGCATGACCGATGGCGATGCATTCTGGGGGTGAATATGGTGGATTTGCTGGGCTGGGGTGTAAACCGGCTTGAGCGCGAAGCATGGGACGCGGTGGGCTCATTAACGGATGTCGCCTCCCGCGTCATGCTGTCGTTTGGTGAGTTTGAATTCAGTATTGATACTGCTGCATATAACGCCATGAAGCGCACGATGGAATGGCGATGGGATGAACAACAGCTTATCGGAAAAAACGACCTGCTGCAGTATACCGGTAAGGGGGCCAGAACAATAACCCTTGAAGGTATGGTGCATGCGGGATTTCGTGACGGTGTGGGAATGGATGCCCTTGATACACTGGTTCAGATGGTGGATGGCAATCCGGCCCCGCATCTTCTGGTCTCGAGCACAGGTGATGTGATGGGGTATTTCGTGGCAACCGCCTATTCAGATAACACCACGTCTTTTCTTCCCGGCGGTGCGCCAAAGAACAAAACGTTCACACTGGAGCTGAAATACTATGGCGAAAAACTGGCGGACCACTGACGGCGATATGCTGGATGACATCTGCCAGAGACATTATGGCAGTGCCGGGCTTAACCAGTCACTGGCGGCGGTACTGGAAGCCAATCCCGGGCTGGCTGACTTTGGTCCGGTGTATCCCGCCGGGGTGGAAATCGTGTTGCCTGACTGGACATATGAACCGGAAATGAAGGAGACGTTTCAGTTATGGGACTGAATGAATATCAGCCGGATTTCAGTCTGACAGCGGAAGGTCAGGATATCACGAAGGCAATAAAACGTGGGCTGGCTGAACTGCGATATACCGATAATGGTGCTGGCACAAAGCGGTCCGATGAACTGATGATAACGCTGTTCAGCGAGACGCTGGCGTTGCCACCGAAAGGCGCGGTGCTAACGCTGGGACTGGGGTTCAACGGAAATCTGGTCAATAAAGGCAGTTTTACCGTCTGTCAGGTGGCAAGCGGTGGTCCTCCCCGCCGGCTCACCATTTATGCCACCGCAGCCCCCATGAATGCGTCAAAACATGGCGCAGACGTGACCGCACTGAAAACCCGGGCTTTCAGCGATATCACACTGGGCGACCTGGTGAAAACCATCGCCACTGAAAATAATCTGGTGGCGCGCGTCTCATCGGTGCTTGCTGATATTCATATCCCGTGGGTGATGCAGTCATCAGAATCTGATGCTGCCCTCTTATCCCGCATTGCAGGTATGTACGGCGCCACCAGTAAACCGACCAATGGCTACTGGTTATTTCTGGAATACGGGGCATCACAGAGTACGGGGGGCAGAAATGCGCCTGAGATAACCATTACGCCGGGTATGGTATCAGACTGGGATTATCGTGAAGGTGAGCGACAGGGCGCTGCGGGTGGTGCGAAGGGGGATAAAAAGAGCGGGAAAGTTGGGGTCCGGTATTTTGATGCCCGTGACGGACGCACACGTGAAGTTAAAGTTGACGTGGAGTCAACAGATAAGCGGCATCCGTTTACCCAGCCTGACCAGGGCACCGCAAAACACTGTGCAGAGTCGAAGGTTAAACGTGTGCAGAAAGCCGGACGCCAGATGACGATAACGTTGCCCTGCAGGCCGGAACTGCTGAAAGCAGGGGCGGAGATGCGTTTTGTCACGCAGGGATTTGGTGTGCGTGAGGACCATCACTGGCAGGCTGAGTCTGTGGAGTTTTCACTGGTACCGGGACAGGGATTTACGCTGAATCTGTCACTGACCACGGATATTTCTGCAAAGGGGAAAGCCAGTGGCAAGAAAAAAGGCGTCAATTATTTTGGTTAATGTTTTCTGAATCAGGAAATAAACATGTCTGTATTAATTTCGGGTGTGCTGACGGATGGCACGGGACTCCCCATGTCCGGATACCATATTATTCTGAAAGCCCGACAGAATACATCCGCAGTGGTTATGAGAACGGTGGCAACAGTGGTGACGGGGCCGGCAGGAGAATATGCATTTGAGGCTCAGACCGGAAGATATGACGTTTATCTTCGGTCATGTATTGAAAGAGAATATTGTGTTGGTGATATTTCGGTTTACGACGATTCAAAGCCCGGCACACTGAACGACTTTCTGACCGCCCTTGATGAAGGCGATTTAAAGCCGGATGTAGTGAAACGCTTTGAGGAACTGGTGGCGCAGGCGCAGCAGAGCGCGGAAGCGGCAGCGGAAAGCGAACGACAGGCCGGGCAACATGTCGCTGATGCGCAACAAATCAAGAGCGAC